CACCGAATCTACGGAGACGGACGCGGGCAGTGCAGATCCTGCGGATACCACGGCCACCGAACCGGGTGAGGCGTGATGGTTGCGGTACCGCTACAGACGTTGCACGAACTGGACATCAGTGCTGAGGAATTCGAAGCCCTGATCATGCACGGGCTCTCACTCGCCATGATCGAGGTTATGGGCTCCGAAGACATCGAACGGGCACTCAGGCAAGCGGACCCCACGGCGTTCAATGCGATTCTGACTTTCTGGGCTGCGTACGTGTCCGCCGAAGTCATCCCCACTCTCGACGCTAACATGCTGTCGGCGGGAATCGAGACGGTGACACGTCTTGCCGAAGCGGTCGGCAACCCGCTCACGTTGCTTACAGACCAGCCACTCGATACCGAGCTGTACCTCAGGCAGGCTGTGAACCGACTGGTAGGTATCGGGGACGAGCTGTGGGTGAACGCACGTCTCGCGCTGGCAGAAGGTGTCACGCTGGGCGAGTCGATGCCGAAGCTAGCGCAACGAATCCGTGATGCCGTTGGGGTGACTGAGGGACGGGCACGCACGATCGCCCGAACCGAGGTGCATACGGCAAGAAACACGACGGCCATGAGCACTATGCAGCGATTCGAGTCGACGTACGGTGTTGATCCGGGGATCATGCGCAAGGAGTGGCAAGCAACTCCGGACATGCGTACGCGTTTGGAGCATAAAGAGGCAAACGGGCAGGTAGTTCCGTTCGCTGAACCGTTCATTGTGGGTGGGTTCCCCCTGGCGTTTCCGGGCGATCCTGCCGGTCCGCCTGGTCTCGTGATCAATTGCCGGTGTGCAACTTTTGCCGTGTTTGACCCTAAAGACCTTGATTTGAGTGACAACGGCGCGATTCTCACACTGAATGCCGCTGCGTACGAAGGAGATAGAAACATGCCCTGGAATGTGGTTCCCGATCACGAGGAGTGCGCCGAAGGGCAGTTCGCGGTGGTTAAGGAAGCGACTGGCGAGGTCGAAGGATGCCACGACACGCGGGAAGCGGCACTAGAGCAGATGGCAGCGCTGTACGCGTCCGAATCCTCAAGTGCTGCGCCGGGGGCGCGCAACGTCGCTCCGTGGTCCGGCGTGATCGTGGTCGAAGGCGCGCCTGCGTATGACGGACAGGAATACGCAGTCGGTTCCCTCACGTGGCCCGAACTGGGTGCAACCGAGTCCCTTGAAATTCCGCTTGGTTGGAAGTACGAACGGGCGCACGGCGGCGTTGACAACGGCAACACGGTGGATGTGGGCCGCGTCGACCATATCGAGCGCATCGGCAATGAGATCCACGCGCGGGGCGTCCTCGACCTCGATTCGCAGTGGGGTCGCGAGGCTGCGAGACAGATGGGCACGAGGCTGGACCCAGGTTTCCTCGCCGGTATCTCCATCATCGATGACAGCGGGCCGCAAGGCGAAGTCGAAGTGGTCATGCCCGAAGGCTGCGAAGAACTGCCCGAGGATGCCGAAGGCTCCGAAATCGCCCGGTGCATGACCGCTGAGAAAGTCATCTACCACTCGGGGCGTATCCGCTCTGCCGACCTCGTGAGCATCCCCGCCTTCGTTGAAGCGCGCGTGTACTTGGACGACGACACCGAGGTGCCGGAGGGTGATGTCCCGGCCCCGGTTGCTGAGGATGCGCTCACGGCTTCGGCGTACACGATCACAATTCCAGATCTCCCGCCTGCCGATTGGTTCGATGAGCCGAAAGAGGTTCCCGAGATTGGCGCGATCACGGTTACCGAGGATGGTCGATTCTTCGGTTACCTAGCCCCGAAACAGGTTGCTCACCGCGGTTTCCGGGACAGGCGCGTCACGGTGCCCACCGGGAACGTCGACTACGGCATTTGGATGAACCGCGCCCGCATGGTCGATGACGGCAACGGCGGTTACGACAAGATCGCCACCGGCCCGATCACGATGGATTGCGGGCACGCTCCGGCTACCAGTGCCGTCAAGGGCCATGCTCGCCGCGAACACTATGACAACGCGTGCTCAGTCGTGGCGACCGCCCGGGTCGGTGAGAATGCACGCGGGGTGTGGATTGCAGGTGCACTCATTCCCGGTGTGACCGCCGAGCAGGTGGCGAGCATGATGTCGTGTCAGTTGTCCGGCGACTGGGGTCCGCACCGTGAAAAGCCAGGAAAGCGCGAGCTTGCCGCGGCGTTGCTCGTTCCGGTGCCCGGGTTCCCCACTCGGAGCCGCTCGTTCACCCTGTCGGGTGGCGAGTTGGCTCGCACCGTGACACCCGTTCGTTTCGGAACCTACGCCGGAGTGCATGAGCCGGTAGGGCTACGTGCGGCAATGGATCGACTGGCCGCGAAGGTCGGCCGTGATCCTGAAACCAGAATGCGCGAGTTCGCCATGAGCCTGCGCGAGACACTGAAAGGTGACCAGTGATGGGCTGTAACTGCGGAAAGAAAAAGGGTGGCGTGTCGGTGTTCTCCACCGAAGATCAGGCGCGCATCGCCAAGGGCGGTGCCGTGGTCGTGAAGACTTCGGCGGGATCTTCGAACGGCAAAAAGTCCGGCCCGTCTCACCAGGGCAGTTAGTTACCTACGATTCGAGGGTCTTTTTCGATTTTGACCCTTGAATCACAGGTAGAATCCGAGTATTCACCCCAATACACAGAGGGAACGCGATGTCAAAGGACAAAGAGGCGGGGCCCATCCTGCCAAGCGATGGCGAAGAGCTTACCGCCGCACTGGCGGGTAAGTCCGAGGCCGAACTGTCCGCGCTTGACGCGAGTCTGACTGCGGCGTTTGACGCGCTTTATCAGGACGGGCAGGCCGACAACTACGCGGACATCACGGACGAGCTGAACACGCTCACGTCTCAGATTCTCGCGGTCCGGTCCACCTCGAAAGAGGTGAAGGAGTCCAAGGAACGCGACGCAGCCAACGCGAAGGCGCTCTTCGAATCCCTGAAAGCGACCAAGGCCGAAGAGCCCGTGAACGATGAGGGTGGCACCGAAGCCGGGGACGGTACCCCCGAGGTTGCCGACGTCCCCGAGCGCGAGCTGGTCTCTGCGGGCGTCAACGAAAAGGTCCTCACTGCCTCCATTGCGGCGGCTGTCGGCGAGACCATGAAGGCGTTCGCCGGTGATTACCTCAAGCCGGAAACGGACCTGAACCAGCGTTTGCGCCTGGGCACCATTCAGCAGTACGCGCCGGATGCCAAGGTTCATGAGGCGCGTAGCGAAGCGGTCATTGTCGCTTCCGCCGACGTTCCCGGGTTCTCGCAGGGCGGTCGACTGGAGAACATCGAAGCGCTCGGGAAGGCTATGCACTCCCGGGCGCGTATGCTCCCGATCTCCCGTACGGGCAACCCCGAAGCCGTTCCGGTAGCATCGTTGCAGCGCGAGTTCACTTACACGCTTTCCAAGAAGTCGACTCCCGAGGATATCAACGCCGTGCTCAAGGCCGCTGCCGATGAGGATATCCTCGTTGCTGCGGGTGGCTGGTGTGCGCCTTCGGAGATCACTTACGACTTCTTCAATGTCGTCTGCGAAGACGGCATGATCGACCTGCCCACGGTCGGTCTGAACCGTGGCGGTGTCCAGTACCCGACTTCGCCGAGTTTCGGTGACCTCGCTTCTGACGCCGGTATCGTCTGGACCTGGACCGAAGAGGACGACATCGACGCGGTTGACTCCTCGTCTGTCTTCAAGCCGTGTGTGCGCGTCGAGTGCCCGACGTTCGTGGATCGGCGCGCCGACTGTGACGGTTTCTGCGTTACTGCCGGTAACCTCATCGACTACGCGTACCCGGAACTGATTTCGAACTGGCTCCGGCTGGTCATGGCGATCCGTGCGCGCGCGACGAACGCTCGCATCATCGACATCATGCTGAATGGTGGCGGTTCCGGCGACGCGATCACGCCTTCGATCGCGGTAGGCCACACAGGTCTTCTCGGTGCGACCACTTCGGCGCTGCTCAGCTCGCTCGAGCTGTCGGCCGTTGACTACCGTGAGAAGTACTCCATGTGCTTTGACGCCATCCTCGAAGTCGTGCTTCCACGCTGGGCGAACGCGGTCATTCGCGCGGACCTCGCGAACCGGGACGGCATCGACGTTTTCAGCGTCACTGATGGCATGATTGCCGACTGGTTCAACATCCGCGGCGTCCGTGTTCAGTTCGTCGGCGACTGGCAGGTGCGCGCAGCTGGTGATCCCGGCTCCGCTACGCCTGCTACCGACTGGCCGACCACGCTCGACTACATGATCTACGCTCCAGGCACGTTCATCCGTGGCAACAGCATGTCACTTGACCTGGGCGTCATGCGTGACTCCGTACTGAACAGCACCAACGACCACACGGCCGCTTGGGCGGAAGACTGCTACGCGATCCTCAAGCCCGGCCATGAGTCGCGTGTCGTGACCGTCGACATCTGCGGTTCCGGCGAGATTGGCGCTCGTTCGATCACGTGCGACGGTTCCTAGCCAACCCCGAGAACAGAGCGGAGGTGAACGGCAGTGAGCCGTGGTCGCTTTAACATCGATACCGCACTACTGCCGTTCACTCCCTCTGCGTACGGTCTGCTTTCGCCAGCGACGACGTCACTAGGGCTTACCAACGCGAAATGGCGTATGGGGCTTCAGTGGCAGTCGTTCTGTCCGGATGTTGACGGTACGTACGGGGAGTGTGCGGTACCCGAAGAGGTTCCCGGCCCTCGTCCCAAGGGCGAGACCTGGGAATACACGACCAGGGGTGCAACGCCGGTCACGGTCTACAGTCGCGCCGACTGCGCCCCCGTGGGGCAGTGGGATGAACTGTCGGACCGGAACCGGCAAGCCCTCCTTCGATCCGAAGAGCGCGAACTCGAACGCATCTTCTGGACTGGAGGCGCGGAGGCGGGGGCCGGACAGACGAACGTCTGGCCGCACCTCGCCGCTGACGCGGAAGTAGTCGACGGTGAGGACACGTTGCAGATCCCCGCGACACTCGTTTCCAACGTCGTGCAGGAAATGGTGATCGGCCTTGGGATGCTGGAAGCGGCTATGCGCCGCTGCTACCCCGGGGTTGCCACGATCCACATGCCGATCAGGCTTGCCGCGATCGCTGCAGATCACCACCTTATCGAAGCGCGCAACGGGATCATGTACACGACCACCGTGGGCTCAAAGGTGGTTATCGGCGAGTATCCGGGAACGGGACCGGACGGGACGCTTCCGCCTGCGGGGTCTACGTGGATGTACGCCACTGGTGAAGTGTTTTACCAGCGTGAGCCTACGCCGCATACGTTCCGCCCTGTCGAGTCGTTCGATCGGGATGTGAACACGCTTAGCATGATCGCCGAGCGAACCTATGTTTTCGGTTGGGATTGCTGCCTGTTTGCAGTCCTGATTCTCAATGGCGAAGACATTACACCGTAAAGGGGTTGATATCGGATGTCTGTATGCGCTAACCCCATCAGAGGGGAAATCGTACGTTTCACGCTACTCGACCAGTGTGGAGTCCCCGTTACGGGTGATGGCTCCGCGCAGGTCACGACCGACGCTTGGACGGAAATCACCGTCACGCCGAACTATGAAGACGGAACCCGTCTTCTCCAGCTCAAAGCGAACGGGGAACCGTGCGTCAATGAGCAGGGTGCATCATTCCTGAACTGGATTGATGAGGTCACCAACCTGTGCACCCTCGACGTTGACCTGATCGCTCTCGTCTTCGGCGAGGATCCGATCGTGTCCGTTGCCGAAGCCGATTTCGTCGGCGTCACGTTCGGTACCGGACTGCTGAATGCCCGATTCTCTAAAGAGATCTGGCAGCCTGTCGCGGGCGAGGACGCTTGCGACGCCGAAGGCAATCAGCGGTGGATCTACTGGGCGTTCCCGCACGAATACAACGCCCGGGTTCAGGAACTCACCTTCACCAATGACGTGTTCACCTTCGGGTTCGCGTCCATGTCCAAGCCTGCGTCGCCGCTGTGGGATATCGGTGACCCGTGGCTGTCCGACTCGCCTGTCAGCACGTGGGAACCGGGGAAGCATTTCGCTTTTGCGATCACCACGGTTCAGCCTCCCCTGCCCGCTTGCGGCGCTGTGGAGATCTTCAGCTGATAGGCTA